TCACCTTCAACAGCAGTAACACACCATCCGGGGCGTACACAGGTTTCGTCTTCACTAACGGTAATGAAGGCGTAGATACGCCGTATGACAGCCTCACGGTGGAGTATGACTCGCTAACTGTTGCGTATGCGTTCGATGCCATCTCTGGGACATACATCCCGTTCAACGATATCGGTGTGGAGTACGGGACAGAGACTCTCCATAACCGCGTGGTGATCGGGCGAGAGGGCAGCGCGACGACCGCAGCAGCAGATGACACGGTAAGCCAAGCGGCGTTTGGTATCTCCACGTTGTCCCGGACTGGGCTGCTGTTCGCCTCTGACGATCAGTTGGCACCGATGGCGGAATACCTAGTGAACCGTTACGGGACGCCGCAAGTTCGTATCCGTAGCGTCGGAGTGGATGTGGGTAACAGCCCGGATAAGAGTGGGCTGCTTGGACTGGACTTCGGGGATGTGGTCCGCGTCAGGTTCACGCCAAACGGTATCGGTGCCCCTATCGACCAGTACCTAACGATTGAGGGTATCTCACACGAGGTATCCCCATCACGGCATCAAATGACATTCCAGTTCGAGCGGATCACCTACTTCCCATTCGAACTGGATTCGACCGACTACGGTATTCTGAACACGAACGTTCTGGGATTGTGAGGACTCATGGCTGGCGCGGGTAGAAAGACGTTTGTCGCGGGTGACGTACTCACCGCGTCTGACGTTAACTCGTATCTGATGGATCAGGCGGTGATGCGGTTTGCTACGGCATCGGCTAGGTCTAGCGCGTTGCCCTCACCGTCTGAGGGAATGGTCGCCTACCTAGACTCCACTAATGCGGTGGAGGTCTATGACGGTTCATCTTGGGTGAATGTTGCGGGTGACGAAATACCCTTTTCTCAATATGCGACGCGCGTTATCGCTCCGCTTGGATTCTCATTTGGTCCGGGCGATGGGATTACTACGGCGGCTACCATCACATTCCCCACCGGGCGGTTTAGTGTGGCGCCTATTTGCTTCACAACTCCGATTAGTAATGCTGCGGGTTCGTATCGCTTGATGTACACGCCTGACCCTAGCGCGTCAGCGGTAACGGTTTATGTGACGAACGCTAACATTTCGGCGTCAGTTGCAAGCGTGGCGTTCGCGCTCACGGCGATTCAGATGACATCAGGGAGTGCGGCAGGATGAGCGAACCTACACCCTCATATGACCATGTGGCAGAGTGTTCTAGTCTGTGCTTGCGTCCACCATGCCCGAACGAGGGGATTGTCTACGATGTTCCGTCATTGGACGGGCGTATCTCGCAGATGATTTGCGGAACGTGCGGCGTTAACTTTACTACTAACGTTGTTCCGAAGGAGTAGACCGTGGCAGGCACAAGCAACTACCCCGGTGCGCTAGACAACTTCGCAGAAGCATCCCCGACAAACCTGGGGGATGAAGACAGTACAGGGCGTACCCATAGTGAGCGCCACGACGACGTAGAAGCCGCTATGGAAGCCGTGCAAGGCGAGTTGGGCACGAATCCCGCAGGTTCCGCGTCTACCGTTTCTGCTCGCTTGGATGATGTTGACACTACCGTTAGCAACTTGATTTCCGCGTCAGCAGTCACGGCTTCCCTATCTGCAATTCAGTCAGATGTGGACTCTAAGATTGCCGCTTCCGCTTTCATCGCAGCAGGCGATTTGCTTGTCGGCGCTGGTTCCGCATCTGTGGGTACGCTAGCGATTGGCAGTAACTCTACGGTTCTCACGGTAGACACAAGTGAACCGTTTAAGGTGAAGTGGGCACCCCCGGCGACGATAGAAGATACTACGATTAGCCCGCTTTTGTTGATGGGAGCATGACTCATGTCTATTAACTACAAAGTGTTGGGCCAATCTGCCCCGTCTGCGACAACGCCTGACACCCTTTACACGGTGCCTTCCGCAACTGAGACTATCGTTTCCACTCTGTTCGTTTGTAATCGCGGGGCTACTGCCGGAACGTTCCGTATCTCTGTGCGACCAAACGGCGCTACGCAAGCCGATGAGCATTACATCGCTTACGATATTTCTATCGACGCTAACGCGACTATCCCGTTCACGACTGGTATCACTATCGACGCGGCAGATGTTTTAACTGTGTACGCGTCCACGGGTGATATGTCATTCTCTGCGTTTGGATCGGAGATTACCTGATGAGTATTGAGCAGATTCCTGCGCGTCAGGCGGCTGCTGGCGGTGCAGTTGTTTCATGGAATCCTGTTCCCGCTACAGGAACTTACGCCTTGCAGGATCCTCTGGACGCTGGGCTCTATCGTGTCGTAACGGATACTACGCAGAGTATCGCATCAGCAAGCGTTAAGATTCTAGGCTCATCCGGTTATCAGTTCGGTAGTATCGCTATTCGTGGTGGATTGGGTTATGTCGCGGTCGCTGATACGGCAGCATCTTTCAGCGTTAACGCCGGAACGTTCCCTTTGCTTATCGGGTTTGAGAAGTTGGAAACATACGCGCTGCGTAGTGCCCCAACGAATGTTTCTGTCAATTACACTAGCGCATCCGCGCCCTACACGTTTACCGCGTCGTACACCGCTCCGTCTGGCGCAGCGAGTATCGGCATCTTTTGGCCTAACGGAACCTTCACGAACTACGGCGTTGCTAGCGGATCGTTCTCTGCTTCCCTTGTGGGCGTAACGCCTGTTAGCGGTTCGCCTGTGTCATTCGTCATTGCGGCTAGTGATACTAACGGAATCTTTGGTATCGGCGCTTCCGCATCTGAGCCGTTCCCGTATTATCTGTTTACGTCGTCTGGTACTTACACGCCTCCCCCTGGCAGTAGTTTCGCTGATGTGTGGGTTGCTGGCGGTGGCGGTGCTGGCGGCGGCGCGACTAGCAATTATTCGCGCGCTGGCGGTGGCGCTGCTGGCACCCTTGTCCATTCTGCGTCTGTTGCTACTAGTGCATCTGTATCCGTGACTATCGGCGCTGGTGGCACGGCGAACGCGAGCGGTAACGGTGGCACGGGCGGCGCGTCAAGTTTCGGCGGCGTATCCGCTAGTGGAGGTGTAGGCGGCGCGGTCAACGGTTCTAACGGTCTTAATGGTGAGGTAGGTAGCGGGGCGGGAGCGCCACCGAATCGCACAGGTGGCACGGCGACTATCGGTTTCGCGGGAGGTAACTCTAACTACGGTAGCGGTGGCGGCGGCGGCATGGGTGGCGCTGGCGCTAACGCAACGGGCGCATCCCCTAGTGGCACCGCCGGTGGCAGCGGATCGGTTGTTTCTGGCCTCACGATCTCTAGCGGAGGAAACGGGGCGAACAGGTGGAGTCCAACCGGGTCGCTTATCCAAGGTGGCGCTAATCCCGTCAGGGGCGGCGGCGGCGGTGGCGCGTCGAAGGGTACCGGGGCAAATGTCGCCGGATCGAACGGCACCGATGGGATCGTTCTCGTCAAGGCATTGTTCTAGTGAGTGAGTAGGTGACTATCCATTATGGCTATTTATGCTATTCACGACGGTAGCAACGTTGTTAATGTAGTCGTGGCAGATTCGTTAGAAAGCGCACAAGCCAATGCTGACGGCAATCTCCAAGTAGACGAAGTAACTGACGGCTTCGTCAGCGTAGGGTGGGAAGCGCACGACGGATACTGGCGTCCTCTTGCTACTTATCCTTCATGGGTTTGGAACGCTGATTCGCGCGAGTGGGAAGCGCCGATTCCAGAGCCGGAACCTACTGAGGAACTGCTGCATTATTGGGATGAAGATACCGTGTCGTGGGTCGCTTACGAAAGACCAGTAGGCTAACTTAAGCGCCATGAAGGTTCACTTCATGGCTGGTATGCCACGTTCCGGCACGACGCTGCTTGCGTCTATTCTGAATCAGAATCCCGCCGTTTACTGTTCGCCCAATAGCCCTTTGTATGAGCATCTGCGAGATATTGACACGGCGAACTATGAGAGTTACCGCATGGGCGTGATGCAAGATTGTAAGCGCAGCCTGCTTAATGGAGCCATAGACAGTTTCTACAAACACAAAGATGCCGATGTGGTCATAGATAGGTCAAGGGTATGGGGCGTGCCCTACTACATGAGGTTGTTGCGTTATGCGCTAGGGATGAACAGCCCGAAGATACTTTGCCCGGTGCGACCATTAGCGGAAGTGGTCGCATCCTTCATCGTCAAAGCGCAGGCTAATCCCAATAACTTCATAGACCGAAGCATGATGGAACAGGACTTTTTGCCCCTGTGGAGAAAGCCAATAAATGATGCGCGGGTGGATTGGTTGCTGAGTCCTAACAGCATGTTAGACACGGCGATACTGAGCGTGCATACGGCTCTAAGGTCTGAGGATAAGCATCTATTTCATGTGTTCTCCTATGACGATCTAGTCAGCAAGCCCGGTGGCACGATTAACGATATCTACGATTTTCTCGGGCTTGACAGTTTCTCACATGATTACACGCGCATCGCTAACACGGAACCTTACGACGATATGAACGCGTTTGGCATCCCTGACCTTCATTTGGTGGATCACAAGATTCGCCCTAGTCAGGTGAAGCCGGAAAGTGTTCTATCGGAGTATGCGCTAGAGCGATGCGCTCTAGAAGATTTCTGGACGAGGAAACTTGATGATAGATAACGACTTGTCGCTGGTGCAGCCGCTTTTAATGGCAGGCGCAATAGAAGTTTACGACAATGCGTTTGACCCGGATAGTGCGCTCTTTCGGCGTTTGATGGATAGCGAAACTTGGGAGCGTGCGAAGGTCGGAACTGACAATGTTGTATCTGAGGTACGCACTAGCAGTAACTACTTCCTGAGTTTGTCGTCGCTTTCTAACCCGGTAGATGTATTCATGTTTGGTCGCACGTTGTATGCCTACCTTAATGATTACGGTAAGCGATATGATGTTGCGTTCGCAGGCATTGAGGATGTGTGCATTAACCGCTATGAACCGGGGCAAAGTTACCGCAAGCATAGCGATGCTGGTCCGGGCTACAATCGCGTGATCTCGGCTTTGGTTTATCTTAACGATGTTGCATCCGGTGGCGAAACGGTATTCACGTTGTTTGATGAGGCTGTAACGCCTAGGGCTGGCAGGCTGGTTATCTTCCCGTCTAACTATGCGTATGCGCATGAGGCGCGACCCCCGGCTATGGGAATCAAGTATTCGTTAGCGGCGTGGGCGGTTTCCCTATGAGGATCGCTGTAGTCACTTCCTTGTTCGGTGCGTATGACCCGCTTTCCCCACCGCCTGCGGGATTCGATGACGCCGTGTGCGTAACGGATTCGGCAAACGGTATCCCTGACGGCTGGCGAACAGTAGCGCAAGAGGGCACGGATGATCCACGCCTAGACAGCAAGACCGCGAAGATGCAGCCGTGGCGTTACACGGACTGTGACGCGGCGATTTACCTTGACGCGAGCATCGAAGTAACTTCCCCAAATCTGCGCGCATGGGTAGAACCGCAACTAGCCGCTAATGATCTGGTTGTGTGGTCGCACCCGGAAGGTCGGACCTGTTATCGGGATGAGGCGGCGGTCTGTTGGGACTGGCCTAAATACTCGGGGTATGACTTGCGCGGTCAGATCGCAGCGTATGAGGCAGACGGGATGCCTGCGGGTTGGGGCTTGTTCGCGTGCGGCATGATCGGCTGGCGATTCACAGACAAGGCTAAGGCGTTCGGGGACGCGTGGCTAGGGGAGCAACATAAATGGTCGTGCCAGGATCAAGTATCTTTACCTTACCTACTGTGGCGTGAGGGCAAGGCGTTCGGTATCTGGCCTGCGAACCAGTACCAGAATCCTCACATTCGGGTGAGGTGGGATCGGCGTGCCGTGGGCAACGGACCTACCGCAACACATTAGTGTCGGATTATGGCCTACGTTTACATAGTTGCTAGCAAAGAAGATGCTTACGAGTCAGCCGTATTCTCCCGAAAGGGGGAAGCGATTGACTATGCCAAGATGATTCGGGCAGTAGCCGTGGATCAAGTGGAACTAAATAGCCCTAACTCTGAACGCGAGGTATGGAATATTAACGAATAGTCTTTAGTCAGCCCCACAGTAAATGGTCGGGGTGCTTATGCCCCCAATGATGCGCGCACAGGCTATCGGGGTGCGGCTTACCCCACGGCGTATCAGTCCACGGGTTGCAGTATCTAGCGGCCAGCACCGGGGTATCTGGGTACTGCTCCTCCTTTATGCGAGTGAGCAACTTGGGTCCGGTCTGCCAGTCGATAGATCGCGTCTCCGCTGCGATGTTGCCGGGGATCGCGTCGATAACGGAACGGATGAGCGGCTGCTGTGGGGCGCTTAGCATCCAAGCGTTAGAGATCAGCCAATCGTCAATCTCATTCGCGAGTAGCACATCGTAATCAAGGAACTCCTGCGGGATGGGTCGGAGTGGCTCCATGTCCGTGTTCACGTACAGTCCGCCGAAAGAGTAGAGCAGTTCATATCCGAGCAGATCGGCTTGGGCTACCTGGATGATGCTGGCTTGCTTTGCTGCCCCAGCGATGGGCGTCCAGATATTTCCGCACTCATGAAATAGGTCTTCGTTGATGAGTTGCGGGACTGTTGCGTAGGTCCAGTCGATGAGGTGCCAATCGGGATTAAGATCGCGCCACTTCTCCCCGTACTCGACGTACTCTCTCGGCATTTCCCTCGGGCCGAACCATGCCCGGTGAATCAGTTTGGGGATCGCCATGCCACACCCTCGTTGTCTCTGTACCAATCGACCGTGCGCTTGATTCCTTCACTAAGAGGGATGAACTCTGTGTGATTCATGCCGATAGCCAACAGGGTAGTAACGTCAGCAGATACGACGGTTCCCAACTGTCGTACGGTGCGGCGAACATCTGTAGGCCTCAGACCGGGATTGGCTCGGACCACGGCATCTTCGACGATACGGAGGTCATACTCGGTGCTGATGGGGCCACCGTGAGGCTCTCCGGCTCTCATAGGGACCGCTTCGATGATCGCCCCAGGTACGTTCCGCTGGACTTGCTCTGCGACCTTCAGGACCGTCGTAGGCTCCGCATTGCCGACATCTACAGGATGGTCCGGGACGATGCCCTCGCTGGCCTTCTCCAATGCCTGCACGAACACGCTCGCTACATCAGTAACAAATACGCAGTCGCTTACCTGAGTGCCGCCACCGTACAAGCGCATCGGGTCACCCGACAAGGCGGAGCATATGAATGAAGGCACGATCTTGCGTACCTTGCTGCTTCCGTACGGGGCAGGCGTCGACTGACGAGGACCGTATGCGTTCATCGGGCGCACGCTCGTTACTCTGAGGCCGCGATCTTCTCGGTACATATTCACGAACGCTTCTGCGGCTGACTTTGTAATGCAGTAGGTGCCCCGAGCGATATTTGCGTTACCTACTGCGGCGAACACGACGGGCAGATCGTAGCGGGATGCTGATTCGAATACGTTGAGAGTGCCGATGATGTTGGTGTCTGCGGCGGGGAGAGGGTTGTCGATAGTCTCGACTGTCCCGAGGACGGCTGCCATGTGGATGATTCCGTCTACGTGTGCAGCGAGTTCCTGAACTATGGTGGCGTCACGAACATCACCAAGCATCGAATCTGTGCCGCGACCCTTGTGGTCAAGGATGAGTGCTTCGTGGCCTCGGCGCTGTATCTCTTCAACGATGTATCCGCCGATGAAACCGTTACCTCCGGTGACTCCGATCTTCACTTCATTCCCCTCACCCTGTTCTCCCAGTACGACATATCACTACGGGAAGTTATGTTGTCATTATGGAGAACGTACTCGTAGTCGATGTTTGGGGAAGCCTGGAAACGTGCCCCGTTCTTAGCGGCATCTATCCAGAACATCCAGTCCTCGCAGATCATGTCCCGGTACCCCTGCTTCTCCCAGACAGAACGCCGGAAGGGTGACCCCGAGAAGACGAGGTTGTGCTGCGAGCGCAGGACATCCTTAGCAGTTACATGGTGTGCTGGCATCCATTGTTCCCCGACCTGTATCCCGAACATGAACACATCAGCGAGACAGTCATGAAGGCTATTGAAAGCGTGCGGAAAGATCAGATCATCCACATCCATCTTGCAGATCCACTCCGTGCTCATGGAGGAGATGCCTTCGTTCACGAGGACTTGCGGATGCCAGCGGAATGTCCCATGCGCCTGCTTAAACGTAACACTACTCAGGTGCGCTCCACCTAGGCGAGCGATGCAGTCAGGCGGATCATCGGTAACGACCATGATCTGGTCAGGTTGCCGTTCCAGCATCGTCATGGCACGCATCCAGCGCGGCAGGAAGGCGCGATACTTCTCCCCGTGCGCGACCGCCACCACTCCTACAGTCACAGCGCGTACCAAGTCTTCCTGTCGATGACACCGGTCACAGCGAGATCCGACGCATCCTGAAACGCACGCACCGCCTTACTGACAGCGAGATCGTAGCGGCCATCAAGGGGACCATCGTAATGACCCAGTTCCGTCAGCCTGCTCTGTGCCCACAGCACCAGCGCACCACGATCACCAGTATCTAGTGAATGGCGATACGGAAGTACCGCATCACTTTCAGATGGCGTCTCGGTTGTGTGGATACGGGCTTTACGGTTATCGCCTACCATAGTCCTGTATCCTAAGGCAGTTGCGATCTTGATTGCGGGAGCGTTCCGGGAGTGTCGGTAATGGGTGCAAAGCCTTCGTGGAAGTTGCGTCGCCGTGCCGTCTTTGGCTCCATGCTCTTCGGGGCAGCGATCATCGTGTATGTGGCGTTCCGCTGGGATGACACAGCACTCGCGCAAACCCTGGCTCTCTCAGGCTTCGGACTGATCGGTGCTGTGGTCGCCGCCTACATTGGTGGCGCAGCGTACGAGGACGTACGGCTCAGGCCAGACGCACAACTTTACGTTACACGCTCGGCGACCCAGGATGACTACTCGCTAGAGGCGGACGAATATCAGGAGGGGAAATGATGTGGACTAAGGCTTTCTGGATGGACGCCACCGAGAGGGCTATCAAGACATTTGCACAGGTGATCCTGGCCTTGGGGGTCGCTGGCGCTCTAAACGCCTTCGCTGTGGACTGGATGACCGTCCTGGGTATCGGCCTCGGTGCGGTGCTGCTGTCTTACGCCTCTTCGATCACGACTGCTGAGATCCGTAAGAGTGGCACGGCGAGCCTCGTCAAGCCCGAGTAGTAACACCACATAACTGAATAACGTTAGGAGTGGCGCGTGAACTTTCAGGAGCAAGCCATCAGCATCGCGGCACTCATCGCAGCCGTCACAGCCATAGCAATCTTCACATACCGCGTCTACAAGATCGCTCGACGCATCGACGACACCCTCGGGGTGGACAAGGAAGGCCGAACCATTAGCGACAGGCTTCAGCGAGTCGAGCATCAACTGTTCCCTAACGGCGGTACCAGCCTGAGCGACAAGATCACGCGCGTCGAGAGTGAGCAGCGTGTCATGCAGGGGAAACTAGATACGGTTGAGACAATCGTGAACAGTCTACTGAGGGAGAGCAAGTGAGCGTATGGCTGAAAGATCTGAATAAAGTGCTGAAGAAAGCAGGCGTACCCGTTATCCAAGAGAAGTACACGCACGGACCGTACAGCGGGAAGACCTGGAAGACCGTGGGTTTCAACGGGCAGGGATACAGGGCCTTCGATTTCATTCTCTGGCATCACGATGCTTCGCCGCAGGGCGATTCGCCCGGTGCGCTCGAATGGATGAAATACATGGAGATCGCCCCGGCTGGTGCTATCTGGGTCTGCTCAGGCTGTAACGGTAAGCACGCGTCTGGGACTTGGCATTTGATCGCGGCTGGCCTGTCGAATCACGCAGGTACAGGCGGCAACGACCCGAAGCGACGCGGTAACACTTGGGGAGTGCCGGTCGATGGGATGAACGCCGTCGCCCTGGGTATCGAAACCGATCATACCTATGGGGAGCGCTGGACCGGGCCAAAGAAGCAAGCCCAACTGAACTCCCTGCGTCGGGGCACGGCAGCGATCATGCTCGCTTACGACCTGAACCCGAAGCCTGGACTGATGCGACATCTGGACTGGACCAACGGTCTGATCGACGGTAACGGCAAGTTCGTCACCTACGGGCGTAAGAACGACGTAGACGGCCTAGATTTGGCTGACGAGCGTAGGCGCGTGAAGCGCATCATGGCGGCCCTGAGTGCCGCTGAGGACCCGGCAAAGGTCACTACAGAGGAAGCGATGGGCCAGCAGCCCCGAAGCCTCCTTCGTCGCCTATTCCGCCGAGCCGATGCCTAAGCCAAGCCTCGCCGAAGCGTTAGCAGGGCAACAGCCTAGATACGGTGGACCGTCCTGCCGAGTCTGCGATCTGCTACCGACACTACCCGACGAAGACGCCAAAGCACTCCGCACAGCGTTCGAAGACAGACGCTACACAGGCACCATGATCGTGAACGCACTCAAAGACTACGGCGAGGATATGTCTATCAGCACGGTCCGCAGGCACCGTCGCAGAGAGTGTTCCTCCCAAAGATCGTAGGTCGAGCGCTCCCTACACGGTGGGGAGGGGTGGCGATCCCCCTCTCGTTGCCCCTCCCTACCACCGAGTAGCGCGACACGTTAGACACTAAACAAAGGGAAGCGTTACGCCGGTAACGGATATTCTTGTTGCTGGCGGAAGGCGGTGCGGGTATGTCTGAGAGTGCTTCGATAGAGAGCCGGATCGACGATGCGGTGATGGCTTATCTGCGTGAGACTTATGAGGCTCCTGCGATCTTGACTGGCTGGGTTGTCGTGGCTGAGTTTGTCGATACTGACGGGACTCCTGAACTTGCCGCGTTCGCTTCGACGGGTATGCCGTATTGGAAGATCAACGGAATGATTGAGGCTGCACCGCATGAGATGGAGTACGCCTACGAGGATGAGGACGAGGATCTGTGAGCGATCTTGCCGCTACCCTCGATGATTGCGTTACTCGTGTCGGTGAGATGCCTGACGATGAACTGATGGAGTCTTCGCTGCTGGTTGAGCGTGCGTTAGTGCACATGCTTGTTGAGCAGCAGTTGCGCGTGAACGCCAGCGTGTCGTACCTACGCAGCGTCTAACTCATGTCACGATTCGGTGGTGGCGTACTTCACGCAGAACCGCGAGATGAAGGCAGATGGAGTCTGGAACTTCACTCTGCCTGCCTGGGTTGTGGAGTTACCTGACGGTAGCCACTTCAACGTCTGCCCGAACGCTGGAGCCTGCGCAAAGTTCTGCTACGCACGGAATGGGACTTTCCTGTTCCCGAAGGTTCGCGGGAAGCACCTGAGCAACCTCGAACTCGTCAAGGACGATCCTCTGTGGACTGCGGCGTTGGCGGAGGAGTTGGCGCACAAGCGCTTCAGGCCCACAGGAATAAGCCGAGTCATACCGGGACTAACGGACGTAACGCATCTGTCTCCGCGTGTGCAGGCTTGGATTCGTGACGGTGGCGCGGCTGTCCGTATCCACGACTCTGGAGACTTCTTCTCTCGGGAATATCTGCTTGGATGGGTCGGTCTGGCGAATATGTTCCCCGACATCCTGTTCTACGCATACACGAAAGAGGTCGCGTTACTCAGGACTGTCGATCTGCCGGACAACTTCCTCATCATCTTCAGCATGGGTGGCAAGCAGGACCACCTCATCGACCCAGACGCCGATAGGCACGCTGATGTGTTCCCCGATGCGCAAGCGATAGAGGACGCTGGCTACATGACGCAGCACCAGTCAGACCTCCTGGCTGTCCTGCTCCCCACGACGCGTGTCGGTATCCCACAGAACAACATCCCGCACTTCAAGAAGCGTCTCGCTGGCCGCACCTTTGCGGAGGCGCAGCGTGACAGGGTGAGGCACAGGTGAAGGCGTGGATCGGGATGCTGGCGGAGAGGGCTGCCTGCCGGAACGCCGACCCCGGCCTCTTCGATAACGTCGATGGGCCTCTCGTCTATTACGCGTTAGCGTACTGTCAGCGTTGCGATGTCGTGAAGGAGTGCGACACGTTCGTGAGGCCACGCCGATCCCTGTATGACGGTGTTGTGGCTGGAAGGTTGTGGCGGAATGGCAGGATCGTCGATGCCGCTCAGGATTCCTTGTGGGACGCGGTAAACTAACACGATGAAGCAGCAGGCAGCGCTCACTCCACTTCAGGTATTTGTTGTCTCGCTTCACGAGTTATTCTTGGCGTTTCGTGAGGCGGGATTCACGGAGTCGCAGGCGATGTTCCTTACGGCGCAGAGGATGAACGCAGATGCACGGAGATGACACAGGCTCAGGCCGGGACGAGTTCACTGAACTAGGGTCCTCCGGTCTGCGGCGTTCAGGCGGGATCATCAATGAAGAGTTCCTGCCGAACCTTCAAGGCGTCAAGGGCTTCAAGGTCTACCGCGAGATGCGGGATAACGACCCCGTTGTTGGGGCGATGCTGTACGCGATCGACAAGGTCATCACTCGACTGGAATGGAAGGTCGAGGGTGAGGACGAGCGTACGGCTGTGTTCGTTCAGGAGTGCCTGGATGACATGAGCGATTCGTGGGATGCGACATTGCAGAACATCCTGTCGATGCTTGTGTACGGCTGGTCCTTTCATGAGATCGTGTACAAGATCCGTGGCGGCTTGACTGGCGACCCGAAGACGAACTCACGCTTCAAGGACCACCGTATCGGTTGGCGGAAGTGGCCTGTCCGGGCGCAGGAAACTCTTCAGGAGTGGATGCTGGACGAGCGTGGCGGTATCCAGGGAATGGTCCAGATGGATCCTTCTGGTGGCGGTCTGCACCGTATCCCGATCGACAAGGCTGTACTGTTCCGCACGACGACTAACCGCAATAACCCCGAGGGCTACTCGCTACTGCGTAACGCTTACCGTCCTTGGTTCTACAAGCGCAGGATTGAAGAGATCGAAGCGGTCGGTATTGAGCGTGACCTTGCTGGGCTGCCGATGGCGTTCGTGCCTCCCGAGTATCTGATGGGTTCGGCTAATGCCGCGCAGAAGGCTGTCCTTCAGGCGGTCACGGAGATCGTGCAGAACGTGAAGCGTAACGAGCAGGAGGGGATCGTGTTCCCCGCTGCCTACGATGAGCAGGGGAACCGGGTATTTGATCTTCAGTTGCTTTCGGCTTCCGGCGCGAGGCAGTTCGATACGGGCGCGGTCATTCAGCGTTACGACCAGCGCATCAGTATGTCGCTGCTGTCGGACTTCTTACTGCTCGGTAGCGACAAGGTCGGTTCGTTCGCGCTCGGCACCGCCAAGGTGGACCTGTGGACGCTAGCGGTGGACAGTATCGCTAAGACGATCGCTGAGGTCGTGAACCAGTACGCGATCCCGCGCCTGCTGAAACTGAACGCGATGCGGACCGACAAGATGCCTGAACTCACCTACGGTCAGGTGTCGAGCGTCGAACTCAGCGAGGTCGCGGACTACGTCTCGAAGTTGATGGGTGTCGGCGCGATCCTGCCTGATCCGGGACTGGAAGGACATCTGCGTTCGCTTGGGGATCTTCCCGAGTCTGAGCCGCTACTCTGATCCGATGCTGCTGTTTAAGGCGTACAGGAAGTCGCCAGCGCTGACGCAGGAGACTACGCCGAGCCAGCGCAGGATCACCCGCATCCTGAGTGAAGCGCAGCAGGCGGCTGCTCGGGAGTTTGGGGAGCGGCAGCGTGAGGTCGCTGATCTTCTGTCCCGTGGTCAGGTTGATCGTGTCGTGGCGATGCTGCCGACCGAGCCTTGGTTAGTGGCACAGCAGCAGATGGCGGATGAACTCCTGGGTGAACTGCTGGACGCGGGATCACGCGTAACGCTCCCTTCTATCCAGAAGGAAACCCTGTCATTCTCCTTTGACCGTGACCGTCCTGAGTCTGTGTCGTGGGCGCGGCAGCAGGCAGGCAGCCTCATCGCAGAGATCACAAGCGGTCAGAGGAATGTCGTCCGTGACGTCGTCGCTACCGCTGCGACTGGTGAAGCGGACTGGGGGGATGTTGCTCGTCAGGTGCAGGGATCTATCGGGCTGACGACGCAGCAGGCAGGCTGGGTGTCTAACTTCTATGAGCGTTCGTTCTCTAACGCTATCCGTGGTGGGGCGAGCAGCAGTCGGGCAGCAGCGATAGCGAGCGACCAGGCGGCTCGGTACCAGACGAGCGTGCACCGTTACCGTGCTAACACGATCGCTCGTACTGAGACGATGCGTGCCGCTAGCGAGGGCAGGATGCAGGCCTGGGGCCAGGGGCTAACGGACGGCTTCATTTCTCCACTGTGGGAGAAGGAATGGATCGCGGAGGCTGACGGTTGCGAGATATGCCTCGGTATGAACCGCAAGAAGGTGAAGGTTAAGGAATCGTTCTCGGTGGGGGAGCCTCCGGCGCATCCGAATTGCCGCTGCGATGTGCTGCTTGTTCCGCCGAGCGTGAAGCCTCAGACCGGGGGTGGGCTTGGATTCACCGTCTCCGATGTCCTATTCAATCTTCCTATCGACGATCTGCTAGTGGCTGGCCTTCAGAATCTCCCGCTTCCGAGGGTGCCCGGCTGGGCGACTAGGCAGACGACGCCGGAGGTGACGCGACCAGCAGAACCGCCACGCTTCCCTGAGATCAAGGACAGGCCGTCATTCGATGAGGTCATGGAGCAGGCCGACGACATCTTTGATCGTGTCGCGGCGCAGGCGCAGAGTGAGATTACTGCGGGAAGAGAACTTGACCTAGGTGACCGTATCCTTCACGAGTTGTACAAGACGATGGGATACGACGATTTACCTATGGTCGCGGATGAAGACGTATTTCAGAAACTCGCTGAAGGGCAAACGATTTGGATGCGCGGCCTCCGCGATAAGTTAGCCAGCGCGAACAGTCCGCGTGTATCGGCGGCGGAACTTCTGGACGCGTTGCGGTCTGGCCGGTACTACGCCGGATACGGTGTGTTCGGTAACGGCACCTATACCACGAACGTAGCGGGTACCGCTGTTCAGTACGGTGGTGGCGAAATAGGCAACGTTGTGCGTATTTTGCTGTCCCCTGCCGCTAGGGTAATTGAGCAGAAGCAACTATTTGACCTTTACAGCGACTTCATAGATACCCAGCCTTCCGATAACGCCAAGCGGATCGCAAGCGACCTTGGGCGCTTTGCCGCCGCGCTCGGCTACGACGCGATCAGGGTTGATGGAGCCGGTTTAGGGGCAAATGAAGATTATTTGGTGATCCTGAACCGTGGGGCTACGGTAATTGCGGGGAGCAACGGACTGGGGCCAGGAGTGATTTCCTCACGGACGCTCATGCGAACCTGGAATGACGCCATCTCTGAGGACCCGAGCCTGCTGCAAACGTTCGACAGTATGTACAGTTACGCGATCAGCAGAGGCTTCACTTCGGTCTTGGATGGCGACAAGGTACGGGACATATCGGAATTCCTGTAGGGGAGATGACTAGGTGTCTGTAGCCAGCAATCCAGATGACTCACGCAGATTAGCGTTAGCGATGTACCGAGCCGACATGACTGGCGCGGAGCGTATTGATGCTGCTCGCGCGGCGATGCAGGCCGCGACCTGGAAAGACCTGCCACAATGGTTACGCAACATAGTCGCGGAGACAGAACGGGAACATGATGGATCTTCTTGATCGCGTGAACGCGCTAACGGATGACCAGTTGCAGATGGTCGCTGAGCGCGACGATGCCTCCGGTGTCCTCGCCGCCTATCGGCTCGCTGAGTTGCGTGGCCTGCCGTACCCGGACCGGGAGACTGTGATCTTGGGTGAAGGCTATGTCATTGTGGCGCAGAACGGACAGATCCAGAAACTCCCTATCGAATCTGTCAGCAAGGTCATCCGTGAGGAGTCTGGCGAGTACTGCGTGTATTCGGAGGACGGTGCGCGCTCGTTTGGCTGCTACCCGACGATGGAGCAGGCAGAGGAGCGGCTGCGCCAGATCCACGTGTTCCGTGCTGCGCTGCGCGAGGGATCTTTCGTTTCGTGGAACTCTTCTGGCGGTCGCGCTAGGGGCCAGATCGAACACATCATGTACGAGGGAACGCTCGGCGTACCGGATAGCGACTTCTCTATCAACGCCGAGCCGGACGATCCTGCGGTACTGATCCGTATCTGGCGGCAAGGCTCCGAGGGTTGGGCAGCAACCGAGACACTCGTCGGTCACAAGATGTCTACCCTCACGAGCATTCAGTCGCTGAAGAAGGAGACGAAGCGCGAAGACGATGAGGACTTCCCTCCTGAGGCGTTCGCTTATGTGCCTGATCCTGAATCTCCTTCGACTTGGAAGTTGCGGCTATGGGACTCGATGGAAGAGAAGGTAACCGCTGCTCAGGTGGGTCGTGCGCTCGCTGCGCTGGGACCGGGTGGCTTTCGTGGGAACAGGGTTCAGATCCCAGCGGAGGATCTTCCTGCTGTGCGCCGCAAGATCCTTGCTGCATGGCGGACCGTCCATGAAGCAGACGAAGCGATCCCAGACGTACTGAAGAAGGAGACGTTCGTCCCGCCGCAGGGTGTTCAGGAAGCAGCACAGCGCGCGTTGGAATGGATCGCTGAAGGACACGCGGGTAGCGGCTTCACGGATGTCGGTCGTGCAAGGGCAGCGCAGTTGGCTCGCGGTGACGCGGTGAGTGAGACGACTATCGGGCGTATGCGTTCGTTCCTCGCTCGGCATGGCGTGAACCGGAACAAGCCCGGATGGAACGCTGGCGATGAGGGCTTCCCTTCGGGTGGGCGTGTCGCGTGGGATGCGTGGGGTGGTGACGCTGCTGTCTCGTGGACTGAGCGCATCATGGGGCAGATCAGGGATGACGAGAAGCAGTACGAACCTGATGATGTTTTGACGTTGCGCCAGGAACTCATGTACGAGAAGTATGAGTGGATCGCGGAGATGCTTGGGCCGTGGGACGGCGGTATCAGCGGTTCGGGTGCCCACTACATCCCCGCTGCGGATAACGTGTTTGCTGAGTCCGGTATCAAGTGCGCCAACTGCGTCTTCTTCGAGGGTGGCGGCGGCTGCGAGATCCTGACGCAAATGGTTGAGCCGGAGGGTGCCTGCAAACTCTGGATCATCCCCGAGGGACAGGTGAAGGAGACTGTGAAGTCTCTGTCCCGCGATGACAGGTTCCTCCGCAAGCAGGCCGCTAACAGATTCACGCTTGGGCCTCTGTATGTGCCGGACTTCATGGACGCGCATGGCGAGTGGACTGATAGCGACGAGTTGCAGCAGGCCGTGTGGAAGTGGGTTCAGGGTGGCGACCGCACCATCTACCTTCAGCACGATAGGAAGGTTCGGGCTGGCGAGTGGGTTGAGGTCATGACGATGCCGCAGCCTTGGACCGTCGATATGCTGAACGGGCAGGGCGAGTCGATCGGGAAGATCACCTACCCGAAGGGCACCGTCTTCCTCGGCGTTATTTGGGATGAGGGTCCCTGGCGGCAAATCCTGAACGGCGAGTTGCGCGGGTACAGCATCGGCGGATTCTCTGACCGTGTGCTTGCTGATCTCCCGGAAGAGGCTGCTCGGGACGGGATCGAACTAGAGCAGGAACCATCTTTGGCTAAGTCGATCGCTGACGCGGTTGCCGAGGCGATGAGACAATCTCAGCCAGTCGTGAATGTCGTGATGCCGGAGCCTGGTAAGGCGAAGGTCCGCAGGATTGAACGGGACGAGCATGGCAACATCGCTCGCATTATCGAAGAGGATGAGTAATGGCTGGTCTTGTTGATGCTGGCAAGCATTTGATGCTGAACGGTTTCGCTGGCTCTGTCACGTTTGTTTCTCTGCACACGGCTGACCCTTCTACGGGTGGCACGAGCGAGGTGTCTGCTTCTCCCTACACGCGGGAGAGTGTGTCTTGGGCTTCTGCCGCGAGTGGCTCGGTGCAGAACTCGGCGCAGATCGTGTTCGACGTGCCCGGCTCTACTACGATCACGCATCTCGGATACTGGTCGGCATCGGCTAGCGGCACGTTTTATGGTTCGCGTGCGCTGGACGCTAATCAGACTTTCGCGACTGTGGGTACTTACACCATCCCGACTGGGAACATCACTGAATCCATAACGTAATGTCTTTCCCGTACGACGATCCGAGGGTCCCGTATTCTGTCGGGAAGATCCGTTACGACGGTTCTGCTGGTGGGCTTATCCCGGGACTCAATGCCCTTTCTGGCGGCACGCAGGGTGGCACGAGTAGCACGGTCGGGTCGGTATCTGGCGCGGCTGGCTATTCGGGGTCAGCATCAGGATCTTCCGATAATCAGGGTGCTACTACTGGCGCGAGTGGCTTCTTCGGTTCAGTATCAGCGATTGAAGCGACGCCTGGTAGCGCTACTGGTATCTCTGGATTTGTTGGCGCTGCATCGGGGATGCTTGGCAGCGCCGCATCTGCCTCTGGCTCACCGCAGTTCACCGGTCGCGTGGCGGCTGAGGCAACCGTATCGGGGGCTGTCTCGGGAGCGGAAGGCGATCTAGGCGTAATCGCGGGATCAGTAGAGTCCCAGGGCAACGCTTCCGGCTCGCCCGATATCGTGGGCGCTTCTTCTGCCACTACCAGCACATCAGCGTTTATCTCTGGCGCAAGCCTGCTGACTGCTTCCGGTGCCGTATCAGGTCAGGTCACCTCTAGTGCAAGTGGCACGACTGGTTCACCAGGATTGAATGGCTCCGCATATGGCGAGAGTTCCGCAATCGGCGCGGTGGCCCCACTAATTGCCACTGTCACACCAGATGCCCCGGCGAGCGGAGGATACGCCTGGTCATTCTCCGGTGACAGCACGCAGATCACAGACGTGTTCGCTGTTGTAGACGGGATTAGCAGATCTATCGGATCTACGGCTGGCGTTATCGGGTATGTCGGTGCTGTTCACGCACTCGCGCCTAGCATGGGGAGTGCTGACGGGAGCGTTCGTATCCGAGAGCAGGACGATATGGAGGTTCTGGAACTCCTAGGCATCCTCTAACATTGGGGCATGGCTAACTTCGTACGTCCTGGAACCTACGTCAAGGTTGAGACTGATGCAGGCAGGATCAGGCACGTCAGGGTCACGGCTGTAACGGATCAGGACAATGTGACTGTGCGGATCGGGACACCGAAGACGAGCGCTTCAGCCACATTCGATGCGGATCGCGTTGCTTCTACGACCACTCGGGGCACCATCTTCATCGAAGATTAGGCGCTTCCCAAACTCATGTATCATTATCCGTGAAGTAGGAGGTGCGGCTTGGCGCGCAAAGCCCCAAAGATGACTGAACTCGTCATTGAGGAAACGTCTGGCGTCGATCATCCGGCGCATTTGCACGAAGGCTGGCTCGTCATCAAGGCGTCTAATACTGAATCTGTGGCAGATGTGCTCGCCGCTCTGCCCGAACCGTTAGGAGAGAGCATGTCGGAACAGGCCACAGAGGTCACGGCTGCTGACGATGACGTAACTCTTGCCGTCGATGAGGAGAAGATGGACGGCATGGACTACGAGTCGAAGCAGATGGAAGAGGAACTGGCGATGGCGCAGGCGCGTATCGCTGAGTTGGAGGCTCGCATCTCGGAACTTGAGGGTTCCGCTGATGAGATGCCGATGGAGGAGGCAGCCGACGATGTCGTTGCTCTCGCGAAGTCCGCACCTGAGCCGATCCGCAAGGCTATGGAGCAGTTGGCTAAGGCGAAGGCCGAGGCTGAGAATGCTCTCGCGAAGGAGCGGGAGGATCGCGCTGACGCCGACGCCATCGTCAAGGCACGCGACACCTTCAAGCACCTCACGCTCGACCCGGAGAAGGTTGGGCCTGCGCTCCGCCGTCTCGCGGCTATCGACGCCGATCTTGCGAAGAGCGTTGAGGATGCTCTCGCCTCGGCGGACGCGCAGAACGAGTCGGCTGACATCTTCACGGAGGTCGGCAAGGGCTTTGTTCCTGCGGGTGACGCGATCAACAAGATGACTTCCTTGGCTAAGGCAGCGGTAGCCGAGGGTAAGGCCGCGACCGTGGAGCAGGCAATGGCTCAGGTAGCAATCGACAACCCTGCCCTATACAACGATTACCTGAGTGAGAGAGGAGCCTGAGAATGGCTTTCGAGTTCTCTAACGCCGCAGTAAAGACCACGTTCGTCGCTGGTGAGGATCTGTCGGCTAAGCAGTACCACTTCGTCAAGATCGACAATGGCGATGGCGAGGTCGTTGCCGTCAGCGGCGCTACCGACCGTCCCATCGGTGTCCTCCAGAACGCGCCTACCGCTGGTCAGGCCGCGGAGGTCACCATCGTCGGAGGCACCAAGATCGCTTGTGGCGGCTCCGCTTCCTTCGGGCAGCCGCTCTTCGCGTCTGCTTCCGCTACTGCCGTTACGCTTACGTTCGGCACGACCGCTTCAGCCGCGTTCAGCGTCGGCACGTTCATTGAGAACGCTGCTGCTGGCACTGACGTCGCTGCCGTCATCGACTGCGCCAACGCTGCGCGTGGACTCTAAGGAGAGTTGAACAATGCCACAGCCCACTAGCAGTCAGGTCCATGTTGACGCAATCCTGACTAACATCTCCGTTGCTTACCTTCAGCGTGCGGAGTCTTTCATCGCTGACAAGGTGTTCCCGGTTGTCCCCGTGGACAAGCAGTCCGACAAGTACTTCGTCTACTCCAAGAATGACTGGCTTCGTGATGAGGCTCGCGTTCGTACGGATGGCACGGAGTCTGTCGGTTCCGGTTACAACATCACGACGGATAACTACTACGCAGACGTCTTCGCGATCCACAAGGACATCGGCGACCAGACCCGCGCCAATGCGGATGCCCCGATCAACGTGGACCGTGAGGCTGCGGAGTTCGTCACGCACCGACTCCTGACCCGTCGCGAGATCCAGTTCGTGACCGACTTCATGACGACTGGCAAGTGGTCAGTGGACGTTACTGGCGTTGCTGCTTCACCGACTACGAACCAGACGATCCAGTGGAGCGACTACACCAACTCGGATCCGATCGAGGACATCGAGGCTGGCAAGGCTTCTATCCTGAGCACGACGGGCCTGGAGGCCAACACTCTCGTTCTCGGATACGACGTCTTCCGTCGTCTGAAGAACCACCCGGATCTCGTGGACCGCATTAAGTACACGAGTTCGCAGACGATCACGGAGGACATGCTTGCTCGCATGTTCGACATCGAGCGCGTCCTGGTGTCGAAGTCCGTGAAGGCCACGAACGCGGAGGGCGCGACTGGCGCTTACTCGTTCACCACGGGCAAGACGGCGCTCCTCGCGCACGTTGCCCCGAATCCCGGCATCCTGACCCCGTCTGCTGGCTACACGTTCTCGTGGACCGGCGTCTCGCAGGGTCTCGGCCTGACGATCGGTACGTCCTCGTTCCGCCTGGAGTCGCTGCGCGCGACCCGCGTGGAGGCTGAGTTGGCGTTCGACAACAAGGTCGTCGCGTCGGATCTCGGCTACTTCTGGAACACCATCGTCGCCTGATCCGGTATCCATAACTGAATAGCGCGGGAGCGGGATCACCTACACAATGGGTGGTCCCGCTTTCGGCTATCTGCTGCCGGATTGCGATTACACTAGGGAACAGGAGGTTGCCTCATGACTTGGAGTTATTCCGGTAACCCTGGCGCGTCGAACCTTGATCACATCAGGTTTCTTATCCAGGATACGGACACGACAGAGCAACTGTTCAGCAACGAGGAACTGACATTCCTGTTCAACCAGTACGGGGATGCCTACTCTGCGGCGATCGCTGCGGTGACGACGCTGATCGCTAAGGGTTCGCGTGTGGCGGAGGAGTCTAAGACGGTCGGTGACCTGTCTCTGTCCGTGAAGTCCGGCGCTCTTGTTTCGCAATGGGAAGCGCTACTGAAGTATCTGAAGGCAGAGCGGTTCCGTTACGCTCCCGCTGCCCCTGTCATCAACCTGAACGCTATCGTGCCAACTGTCGAACGGGTCGAGGAGGACGAATCCACAGACTTCGTAGTCGGGCAGATGGATAACCGGACATGAGTATCGAACGGAACTTCCGCGAACTCTTCTCGCAGACTGTCACTCTGTTTCCACCGACATCTTCTTCCTCTATCGACAAATACGGGAAGCGGTCTTTCAGCGCTTCAGCGTCGGTGTCAGCCTGCGCCCATTACGTCAGCGAGACTGTGCTTCGCCGCACGGCAGATGGGCGAGAGGTCGTTGAAGACGGAAGATTCTATCTGTACGGGATCTTTCCGGTCACGACAGACTACAAGTTGCGACTTGATGATGGGGCCGAGCCAATCATTGTCGCTGTAGATACGCCATACGATCAGAACGGTGCACACCATACGGTCGTTCATGTGGGAGGGAAACTCCAATGAAGGATGGCATCGAACTCAAAGGCATGAAGAAACTGATCGAAGTCACCGAGCGTGTCGATGGCGGCGAGCAGATTCTGGCGCAGGCGATGTATGCCGAGGCGACGACTATCTTGAACGAGTCGAAGAAGATCGTGCCTGTCGCGACGGGCAATCTGCGCGCTTCGGGCAGGGTCGAGCGTCCCGTTACAGGAAAGGGTCGGGCGTCTGTCGAGATCACCTACGGCGGTGCCGCAGCACCCTACGCTCTCATCGTCCATGAGGTTCCCCCGAACACGGGTGGCCGCTGGGGGACTGGCCTGACGCACGCCGCAGGCAAGTCCTACAAGTATCTGGAGATGCCGGTGATGGCGCACAAGGACAAGTTCGTTGATGGTGTGCGTGGTCGCGTGAACGAGATGCTAGAGGGTTCATAATGCTGGAAGCGTTAGCGGATAAGTTGCAGTCTGCCAGTATCGCTACTGCCGGAGTCAACCTCTACATCGGTTTGATGCCGAGTTCTCCTGATGTGTGTGTCGCTCTTTATGAGTATGCGGGGGAGCCGCCTCTGGAAGTTCTGCGCGATAACGCCGCGACGCTGGAGCGACCGAGCGTTCAGGTAATGGTGCGCGCTGGTCGAAATGACTATCCGACTGCTCGCAACCTCATCAAGAATGTTCGTGACAGTCTCACCGGCATCACGGATGAGACTATTTCGGGCGTTCGCTTTCTACGTGTGAATCAGAACTCAGCGATCAACTCTGTCGGCACGGACGAGAACGACAGGCCCATCTTCACGTTATCTCTTCTGACGGTTGTGGAGCGTTGATGGACCCGTATGGTCGCGGCGCTGTTACGATTGAGCGTCCGAGGTGCTGGAGGTGCAACAAGTTACTCGCTGAACAGGTGACTGCCCCGTGGCGGATCACATGCCCCCGCTGCAAGGCGGCGAACCAGCAGGAGTGAAATGAGCCTAAAGGACGAGTTCACGAAACAGATCCAGGCGGCAGAAGAACTAACAGCAAGGAAGCGCAAGTGGATACCGGGTGTCGAGTGGCTCGGCTCCGAGGGGACCGTCACTACTGACGCTGTTCAAGGGGACCCCGAATGGGAGCATATTCTTCGGGCTTGGGACCTTGACCCTAACGAATTTCAGATCGTCGAGCCGGTCTTGTTTAACTCGTGGGGCGGAGACGACGGCCTGACGAATCGGCAGTTCAAGGCAAAGGTGATTCGCCGCGTTCATTCATTTGTGGATATTGAACCGTTGATAGCAGAGGCTATGCGGCACAAGCCCAAGCGGAAGAACTACGAAGGCAGCGGAACGCTGAACGCTGTCCTCGCAGACTGGCAGATCGGCAAGGCTGACGGAGACGGGCTAGAGGGTACGATCCGCCGCGTCATCGACTGCCGTGACGCTCTCATTCATCGGGTGAAGGAACTGCGGAAGATAGGGCGCTCTGTCGCGCATCTGAACGTTCTCTGGACCGGCGACAGCATCGAAGGCTGCTTCGGACATTACGCATCGCAGACTTTCTCGGTAGAACTCAACCGCAGAGATCAGGTAAAGGTAACTCGTCGCTTGCTGACGGATACGTTGCAGGCCTGGGCACCGCACTTCGAGACGATCACGGTCGCCGCTGTCGGGGGCAACCACGGAGAGCATCGTAACGGCAGCGGGAAGATGTTCACCGGGATTGACGACAATGATGATCTGGCGATCGTCGAACAGGTGTCCGAGATCCTTGCCGCGAATGAAGCCGCATACGGGCACATCCGTTTCGTTATCGCGCGGGATTCGGTCACTTGTACTATCCCATCAGCAGGATGGATATTAGGCATCACGCACGGTCATGTGTCCCGCAACGGTGCGACTGCCGAGGGCAAGTTGCGTTCGTGGTGGGAGAAACAGGCTGCGGGTAAGCAGCCGATCGGTGACGCAGACATCCTGGTATCTGGGCACTATCACCACTTCCGTGTCGCTGACTGGGGAGGGTGCCTGTGGATGCAGTCTCCTGCGCTAGATGGGGGAAGCGACTGGTGGAGGACGTATGCCGGTGAAGTGTCAGAACCGGGTATGCTCACTTTTGTTACGACCGAGGAGCAGAGGGTCGGCGACATAGCCATACTGTGAGGGGTTCATGGACATCGTTGAGGAACGCGCGAAGAGTTACGGGGATCCGGCTGAAAACATCACGCGCATCGCGGCTCTCTGGTCTGCGTATCTCGGTGTCGAGATCTATGCTCATGATGTCTCTTGGATGATGGTGATGTTGAAGGCGAGTCGATCTAAGAACGACCCTGGCAATCTGGACAACTACGAGGACGGGCACGGTTACGTCGAGATCGCTGAACGGCTACGCTTCACGGAGAAGTTACGGATGATCGCCCATCGCAGGAAGGACACGCTGCTGTGATCTGCCCATCGTGCAAACTAGGGGGGGAACTGAACCGAGAGGGCAACCCGGATACAGCGGCGAAGTACCACCGCAAATGTCAATGGCCTAATGGCGGGTGCTTCTGCCAGCACGCGGTAGGCGATAACGGATATGTCCGATCTTAGTATCGCGTTCATCAGCGGCGACTGGAATAACCAGGTCGATCCGCCAGAGCCGAACGGATGCGCTTACTACCGTCAGGTGTTGCCTTGCCAACTGATGCAGGAGCAGGGCTACGACACGCTAGTTGGGCAGCCGAGACCGCACGACACTATGGGTATCGGCTTAGCGAAAGATGACGGTGCGCTATTCGGCTTCGACATAAACATCTTCAAACTAATGATGCACGCTTCTGTCCCTCAACTGTTTCACACAATGCAGTCCGAGGGGCAGATTGTCGCTATCGACATCGACGACTTCCACTTCGATCTGCACACTGAGAACATCGCGCACTCCGCGACGAATCCGCACACCAACCCCACAAATAACCGCATGTGGTACGAGGTTGGTATACGTCAGGCGGATTTCATCACCGTATCTACTGCTTTCCTCGCAGACTTCTACGGGCGACGCTGCCGCGATGTGCGCCTAGTGCGTAATGCGGTAGAGACTGAGCGCTTCACACCTGTCGAGCAGCCGGAGACGCCGACGTTTGGATGGCTTGGCGGCACACTTTGGCGGTCCGGCGACATCGAACTTCTGCGCGACTGGCTGCCAGGATTCGTGAAGCAGCACAACGTCCCTGTTTCTCATTCTGGGCACATCCCCGGCGACCCCCGGCACTTCGCCGTGCGCGCAGGACTGAAGCGCGTCGAGACCACCCCTATGCGAACGATCAGTAACGTTCCAAAGATGATGAATTTTAACGTCGGGCTGGTCCCGCTCGCCCGTAACGGATTCAATGAGGCGAAGAGTTACTTGAAGGGCTTGGAGTATGCGGCGGCTGGGATCCCGTTCATCGCCACCCCGACAGAGGAATACAGGTTCTTAGAAGCCGCAGGAGTTGGCAGGCTGGCCTCTTCCCCTGACGAGTGGATTGACCACGCTACGGCGCTCCTAGACCCGTCTACGCGCATCGCAGAGGCCGAGCGCAACCGCGCCATCGTGAGGCAGAGGTTTGACATCTCAGGGATGGGGGAGGAATGGGCTACCGCGATTACTTCTTAAACCACGCAGGCTGCATTGCGGTGCAGAGTGAAGCGACGATACATGCACTAGACCGCAGTATCCCGCTGCGACCACTCGCGATGCTACTCATCGGTGTCGGAAACGGCGGAACAGTCGAGATCTGGCGCGGCACACTTCCCGAAGGATCAAGCGTTACCGCGATTGACGAGAATCCTGCTGCTGCTGAGATCCCAAACCTGGACGTTATCGTGTGTGATATGCGAGACCGTATCGCCATGAGACAAACCCTCAAAGGCCAATGGTTCGATGTCATCATCGACACGACGGGAACCATGCAGCCCTATGCCTGGCCGTTCCTGAAGGCAGGGGGAGTTCTCATTTACGAAAGTTACATTCCTGAAATGATAATGATGCTTGTGCAGGATCTCGCCTCTGGCGGGGACTCGTGGCTTCCTGGCGAGGAGATCATGCGGATCGACACATACCAGTCCTGCGTCGTTATTGAGAAGCGTAACCCTCGCGTCGTCCCATATCTGAA